AAGAAAAAACAGTACAATAATATGACCATTATATCTAGTGTTACAATTTACACAAAAGATAATTGTGGTTATTGTGTAAAGGCCAAATTGTTATTAAATAATCTTGGCCTTACATACACAGAAAAAAAATTAGAGAATTTTTTAACAACTGAAGCATTAGTTGAAGATATTGGTAAAAATGTTAGATCAATGCCACAGATTAAGATTAATGGTGAACTTATTGGTGGTTACAATCAATTGGTTGAATATCTACACGATAAAGATTTAGTAGATTTTGAAGGTAAAGTTACAAGATCAGATAATTAATGAGTGATAACGATAAAGTAATTCTATTTCCAACGGAAAGAATTGTTAATAAAAAGACAGCAAAAGAAGATCCAGCAGCAGGTGAAAGAGTTAGATTAGAAAATACAAAAGAATTTGTTGAAGGAAATGTTGACGAAATTGCTATGATGGTGTTAAGAAAATTTGTAGAAATGGCAATGAAAACAGAAACACAAGAATTTACAAAAGATTTAGGTTTATTGGTAGATATTATGAGAGGTATGATTTATAGAGATTTTGAAGTTGACCACCCAGCACAAAGACTTGCTGATAAAATAGTTGATGTTAAAATGACAAGATTCGGCCCACAAGTTATCATTAATTACAATAGAGTAATACCAGAAGAAAACCATAAACCACATAAACCTTTTAGTAAAGATGTTAAAGATGAAATTAAAAGAACAAATGATGGTTGGACAAACTTTGAACCAGATTTTGATTTACCTGAAGAACCTAATGACAGATAGATCACACGAAATTCCCTATGGAATCGCCGTCGCCGGTTGTAAAATAGTAAATGAAAACAAGGAGAAAATATAATGTTTAATACATTAAAAAATCTAGTAGTTATTAAAACTGCTAAAAGAGCTACTTCTACACGTGGTAGAAAAGCTTTATCAAAAAAAGCAAAAGTACTAAACCTTTTATCTAAAGGTGAGAACATCGCTTGGAAAACTTTAAGATCAAGATTTGATCTTGAATCACCAAGAGCTATGATCGATACTTTAAGATCAGAAGGCTATATGATTTACGGTAACAAAGTTGCTGGTAAAACATTTTATAGACTTGGAACACCAACAAGAGCAATTATTGCTGCTGGTATTCAAGCTTTATACGGAACACCGTTCAAATATTCTAACCATAAAGTAAGTGTTAGAAAATCTGAACTTTCTCCGATTAATGCGTAGTTAGTTAATAATGGAGGCGAGAAATATATAACGCTCGCCTCCATTTCTTATTTAAATGATCCTTATTGACCTGAATCAAGTTTTAATATCAAATCTTATGGCACAGACCAGAGGTAAATCTGATATTAAACCTAATAAAGAAATGGTAAGGCATATGGTCATTAATTCATTACGAGGTTTTAATTTAAAATTTAAAGAACAGTACGGAGATAAAATTATATTATGTGCTGATGCTGGAGACCCTTGGCGTAGAGACATTTACCCCAATTACAAACACGCTAGAAGAAAAGGTAGAGTAGATTCTGCCACAGATTGGGATAATATATTCAAAATTATTACAGAAATTAAAAATGAAATTGCCGAAAACTTTCCCTATATAATGATGTATATAGAAAAGGCCGAAGCAGATGATATAATAGCTACACTTATAAAACATACAGATGAACCTATTATGATTATAAGTGGTGATAAAGACTTTATACAATTACAAACTAAACCAAATGTTAAACAATATAGTCCTATACAAAAGGTGTTTGTTGGTGAAGGATTAGACCCTAAAAAATTTCTACACGAACAGATTATAAAAGGTGACCGTTCAGATGGTATACCCAATATATTAAGTCCTGATGACATCTTTTTAACAGGTGAGAAACAAAGACCTATTAATAAGAAAAGACTTGAAGAATGGGCCAATGTTAGTAATATACCTCTTGGCAGTGAAACCAGTAAATATTATGAGAGAAATAAGAGATTAATAGACCTTTCTTGTATACCAGAAGAGCTAGAAAGAACTATTATAAATACCTATAAGAACTATAAAATACCTAGCAGGTCCAAACTGTTACCTTATTTTATGGAACATAAACTAAAAGCATTAATGACAAACATTGGTGATTTTTAATATTTGAATATTGGAGTAAATAATTATGGCAGAAACACAACAAGACAGGCACTCAAGCCTGATGAGTAAAAAAGGAATGGCAGCGGCAGCACGTACGGCTACTAATGCTAGACCTTTAGCACACGAAATATTTACCAAAGTAAATAACGCTAAAGACAAACCTTTAAAAATAGAAGTTTTAAGAAAAAACGATAGTCAAGGTCTAAGAAAGCTATTAAAAGCAGCTTTTGATCCTAAAATTACTTGGGATATACCAGAAGGAACACCTCCTTATATGGCCAACGAAGCGCCAGCTGGAACAGACCATACTTCTTTATTAGATGAATCTAAAAAACTTTATATATTCATTAAAGGTGGAAGTAATATACCAAAAATTAAAAAAGAAACTCTTTTTATACAAATGCTAGAAGCATTACATAAAGATGACGCTCAAGCATTACTTGATATAAAAGACAAGAAATTGAATCTTACCTATAAAGGACTTACAGAAAATTGTGTAAAAGAAGCCTTTAATTGGAACGACAATTTTATGAGAAACTAAGGTTTTAAGGGTTTTCCTAAAAAACCCTTTAAAAACAATGACTTCAAGTCATTGATTTCAAACACTTATTTCTTTATTATAACACTTGACCTAAACACATTAAAGTGTTACCTTATCCATATAAACAACAAACAATAAATATATGAAGAAGTTTTTGATTTACATTACTATACTAGGCTTACTAGTGTATGGCCTTTTGACCCTTTTTATGAAATCGGTTAAGGCTAGTGAATATAATACGGCTGTTATAGGCCACGTGATAACACAAAAAGTATCAGGCCAACCGATTGATGCTTCTAAATTGATGGAACAAGAACTGGCACGAGTTGCTCATCTGTTCGCTCTTGACAGTATTAATATATTACAAAAGTATTTACCCGCTATATTAGATAAAGCGGCTGCCGAATTAAGACTTGAAGCAGACAAATCATATAAATGTAGTTTACTAAAGGATACAAAAGTACAAGACGATTGTAAGTAATGTATGATAAAGGTAACAAAACAAAAAGTTTTAACTGTTAAGAAAAAACTTAAGCCATTGTTAACTTCAAAAGAGAAATATAAAACCACATATAAAGATATTAAAAATTTTTTTAAAATGTTAAATCTTGGCATTTTTAATAACAAATTAATACCATTTAATGATATAGAAATCAAAGAACTTAAATATCAAAAATGTATGGGTCAAGTTGTTATGTTTGAATATAAAGGAAAAGGTACTAGAGTATATAAATTAGAAATGGATAAACAATACGACAGTAAAAGAGATTTCTTGGATACATTAGCCCACGAAATGATACATCTTTATCAGTTTACACAGGTAAATGATAATGGTGCCCACAACAAACTATTTTACAGTTTTAAGCCAAAATTGAAACACGTAGGTTTAAAATTATAAAAAACATAGAAAGATATTATGAACGAAGTGAAAACAAAAAAGTTTAAAGATCCTTATTTAAAACCATTAGTACTAGAAGCGATAAAGAAAGTAGAAGAATTTGCTTGGTTTAAAAATAAAGGTGAACAGGCAATTTATTATGAGGGCAATTTCCAAGAAGATGTTTTAAATAACTTTTCTCAAAAAGAATCTGAAAGAATATTTACCACTATGTCCAGATATTTAAACGATAATAGGTTATTATTTTTACAGAAAAAAGTTAAAGTAGTTGTAAAAGAAACTGAATTTACTGAATTACAATCTCCAAGAAATTATTACGAATATATAGTGAGTAAAAGATAATGAAACATAGACCTTTAAAGTGGTATTTTAAATATAAATGGCCACGTAAGATAAGATTTCACACTAGACAGATAATTGCAATTACTGGTATATGTTTAATAGGTTTTGGTATTGGTACATTTTATCCTAATTACATATCTAAAATAAACATAGAAGAAAAAGCTGCTGATAAAACTATTTTATGGGCAAAAGAAATTGGTTTTTCAGAACCTAGAATTACAGTTGGTTCAGATGAAGAATTTATAAAAACAATGCAAAGGTGTATTGCTTATCTTAATTTAGAATTACATAAGAACGAGAGAATACCAGATGATCTTATTATTGCTCAGGCCATTATTGAGAGTAACGCTGGCTTAAGTAGATTTGCTCGTGAAGGAAATAATTTATTTGGTATACGAGTATGGAATAAAGAAGCTGGTATGTTACCACACGGTTATGCTGATACATTATCTTGGCGTGTTAAATCATATAATACTAAATGTGCTTCAGTCCGTGATTACATTAAAATCCTTAATACTAAACAGGCATATACGGAATTTAGAAGATTAAGAGATAAACAAAATAGATGGTATGGTAAAGTTGATGCTATAGAATTAGCAAGTAGCCTTAATAGTTGGAGTACTACAAAAGACTATGACCAGCAAGTTATAAATATAATTAAGAAATTAAGACAAGATGGAAAGGTAGTTATTAAAAGATGAACGAAGTACTATTTTTTAGTGGAGCAATTCTAATTATAGGATTAAGTTATTATCTAGGTTTTAAAAGTGGTTTAACAAAAAATTATAAAGAACATATAAAAGACTTTATTATGGGTATGACAGTATCAAAAATGACAGCCGACTATTTTGAGAGATGTGCTAAAAATGAAACAAGACAATTTTTAAAATTTTTAGGCATAAAAAAACCAAACGAAAAATTTATCGTTGTACCTAAACGACCTACAGTAGAAGAAATAGATAGATTAGACAAATAATTAAATGATTTTAACGATATTACTTTTCATATCAGGTATTGCCGTATCCGTTGTAGGAGCTTATTATTCTATACTAGGACTAGCAGCATTGTTTGCTGGTGCCTATTGGGCAGTCATTACAATGGGTGTTACATTAGAGATAGCCAAACTGGTAACAGTGTCTTGGTTATATCGTAATTGGAATTTAGATTTATTACCACAATCTATAAGAGCCTATCTATTATCTTCTGTATTGATGTTAATGTTTATTACTTCAATAGGTATCTTTGGTTTTTTATCAAAGGCACACTTAGATACAGCGGCACCAAATTCAGGTAATAGATTACTTGTAAAGAATATTGAAAGACAGATAGATTCAGAAAAGAAAGCAATTACCGGTGCTCAGAAGATTATAGACCAATTAGATACAGCATTGGATAAAGTTATAGATAAAGACGCTGATAAAGGTCTTATAGAAAGACAGAAACAAACCACTGAAAGAAATAGAGTCAATAACATTATT